AGTTTAGATAATATTAAATTTTGTATAAATTGTTTTGACATAAGAAACTTATTAAACTATTTTAATAAGGACATTATAAAAATACAAATACCTACTAATGATAATGTTCCTGCTATTAACTTTAAGGAAGAAGATAGTGATAAAAAACATATACTATTATGTAGAATGCCTTTGTAAAAATACATTACTTCATATATGGCTTCCTTTAAATTTTAACTATATTTTATATATGTTTTAAATTAAAGGAAGTTACATACTATGGAATATAAAATGTTAAAAAATAAAGATTTAATAAATTACGATGATTATATAGAATTATTTAAAAAGAAAATGGCTAGTTTTCTTAAAAAAAGTCCTTGTCAATTTGATATGGTTATAACTCCAATATCGGTTGTATTTAAAGAAAAAAAAACAAGTGATATATTAACTTTTAATTTTGACATAACAGTTGATTTAAAAGATTTTATTCATAATATATATACCACATTTTTAGAAAAATATTATCCTGTTATGAAGGAAGTTATTAAATCTAAAATTGATTACACATTAGAGGAAATACAAAGATTAATAAGTAAGGGTATGGATGTTGATAGCGCTATACTAATGAAAAAGGAAATAGTAGAGGAAAGATTTTATAGAATTGAAAGAATTGTTATGTTAAAAGATAGATTATTTGTAAGAGATATGCAAACAAATAAACGCTATTTATATGAAATTAAAAATCCTCCTTTATCCTTTTTTTTAAATAATATCAGAAATAAATGGACGCAAGAGTATAGTTATACTGTTTTTAAAGAAAGGGCTACATTATTAAAAGAAGATAATGAATCTAATAATTTGGAAGACAATATAAATGACTAAAAAAGAATGGATAATTGGATTATTAAAAGATAATGATTATAATGCAATTAAAGTTTATAGTTATTATAACGAAGGTATAAAATTAGGGTATTTTGATAAAACTTATCCTTTATCTACTTTTAAAAGGCGGGTTAGGGATTATAGATTAGAAATAGTAAATAATACTATAAATAAAGAAATAATAGAAAAAAACATAGAAGTTGATAGGGATAAATTAAAACTAATAGAGGGGTTTTTAAATAATAACGATTTTGATACTATTGACACCCTATTAAACTTAAATGATAAATTAACTTCAAAACAAATAAATAAGATACAATCCCTTTTAGAAAATATAGATACGAAGGAATTAGATTTAGACGAAATTCTTAATATAAAAAGTTATAATATGTTTTTAAAAGATAAAATAAATAAGTTAAAAAAAGAAATACACTATTTACATAAAAATAGGTTTGAAAATAAAGAAGTTATAAATTCATTAAGGAGTGATATAAATACTTTTGAAAGTGGAGATACGTTTAACATAAATGTTAATATTAAAACAGCTAATAATAACTTAAATAATATATTACTATTATCTGATTTACATTATGGTGAAACAGTTATAGGTAAACATATAAACAATATAAATAATTATGATTGTGATATTGCTAAAAAAAGATTAGTAAAATTATTTACTGAAAATTTAAAAATATGTAAATATACTGGTAGTAATAAATTATATATATTTATGTTAGGTGATATATTAAGTGGTATTATTCACGAGGAGTTATTAGAAAATAGTGAAAAAACAATAACAGAATTAATTGTTGACTTATTTTCATTTTTTAGTAAATTGTTATTAGAGTATAGTAAAGAATTTGATTTTATAAATATAAGTTGTGTTGTTGGTAATCACGGTAGGTTAGGGGATGTTAAATTTAAAAATAAAGCCCAAACAAATTTTGAGTATATCTTTTATAAATTTTTAGAGGATAAGTTTATAAATGATAAAAAAATTAAAATTAATGTTAGTGAAAGTCCTGTTATGATATGTGATGTGGATAAATTAAGATGTAAAATAGAGCACGGGGATAATTATAGAACTGGGGGTAATTTTCTTAATTTACCTTTAATGGCTATAAGTAGAGATAGTATAAAAGAAAAAACTATGCTAACTAAAGCTAATTTACCCTATGATATAACTTTTATGGGTCATTATCATACCCCAGCTATTAGTTGGGGATTAGATAATACAATAAATGTAATTAATCCAAGTATAATAGGTGGTAATGAGTATTCGGTTAATAAATTACATTCGGCATTTAGACCTAGTCAATTTAGTTTAATAAGTGATGAAAAAGAAATAAAAAATTTTAGGTTAATATATTTGGATTAAAAAGGAAAATGATATGAAAAAAGATGATTTACAAATTATAAATTTAACTTCTAGTAATAGGGAAGAAAACGGGGAAGTTAGACTACAAAAAGATGGCTTTTATTTATCAAGTGATAATCTAATAGATAGTCCTGTAATATTAAAACCAGCTACTAAATATAGAATAATTATAAGAGAAATAGAAAGGTGATGGAAGATAATAAAAAAATAGATAAAATAACCTATTTTTATGATAACGACGAATATCATTATCTATATTCGGGTAATTTTTTAAGAAGTAGTTATTTGGATAAAGACGATGTTACTAACTATAAATATTGCGCGGTGTTAGAAAGACTAGATACCAATGATTCATCTTCTATTTGGGTAGTAGATGAAGAATTTTTTAGAAATAAATTTATATCAAATCTGTTTAAGAATAACATTTAGACTTATAAAATTTTATAACTATAATATTATATTTTATTATAATTATTAGGGTTTTATAAGTTGACTAACTACTACGATTTAACTTCATTTAGAAATACAATTTACACTTTAAACATTGCTTTAGAAACATATTTATCCAATCGACTTTTTAAAAATGATGCTACAAGAATTGTTTATTCCTCAAGTGAGTTTGCTTTTAGAAAAAGAACTCAAGAATTATCTAAATTAGGAAATGGAACTAATTTAAATAATTTAGATTTGCCTTTTTTAAACTATAAAGTAACAGGAATTGATAGAAGTGTATCTAGGCAATGGTGGAATAAACCTATTGTAAATAGAGGACTGTTTATAGATGAACTAGGGTTTAAAGTTAAATGTTTACCAGTTAAAATAAGTTATGATTCAACTATATATTTTCATAGAGACGATGATTTATTATACGCTTATAATCAATTATTATGGGATGATGGGGATGAAACAAAAATAAATTTTAGTCTAATGGTTGAGGGTGTTGAATTAGGATTTTTTTCATTATATATGTTAGATAATATGTCATACGAACCTACTTATAATGAAACAGAATGGTTGACTAGAAATAAAATACATACTGCTTCTTTAAATTTTACTTGTGAAACTGTTATTATAAAAGATAATTTATTAAATTTTGGTATTCCCGAAAAAGTAATATTAGATTTTATGGTTATGCACGAAGTTAATAATGATATTAGTAATGAAGAAAGATTGGAATTTATAGTAGATAGATTTAATGAAGAAGTTATAGGAACGGTTTAATAATAAAAAGTTACATTTTTTAATAACTATAATAAATATATATAAACATAAAGAGGATAAATTATGTCGGCAAGTATAAATGCTAGAATTCAAGTTAATACAATAGACCAATCAAGAAGCGTTGTTCCTGATGTTAATAATATAGGGGCAACAGTTATTAGGGCGAGTAAAGGTGGGGTCGTTCCAATAAGAATACCTAAAGGTAGGGAAGACTTAATTACAAAAATATATGGGTATCCTTCTAGTAGTTACCCTGATATATGGAATTTAATAGAAGCTAATAAATCTTCTTCAATATGGGTATCAGCTCCGAGCGCTAGTGATGCTAGATATAGTGGAGTAAAAGTAAGTAAATTAGGTTTAACAACTTTAGGGGCAGTAACAAGTTATGCAAGTATAACTTTTGCAAGCGCGGATGATTATTTTGCTATTTTATCAAAAAATCCTGAAGCGAGCGACAAAAGAGTTACTATTACAAAGGACGATGATGATGTTTTTACAATAGTTGGTGAATATTATGATACAATAGAAAAAGAATGGTTGGAAGTAGAATCTAGTCCTTATACAGTAAGTTTGGATGAAAATAAAAAAGATGGCTATGGTAAAAATATTTATATAGAAAATATATTTGAAGATGATTATTATTTTGGAGTAGTTGTTAATCCAACGGCAAGTATATCTACGTTTGTTACTGGAACAGATGTAGCTTTTGCAAGTGGAACAAGAGGAACGGCTATAACAATAACAGAACTAGAAACAGGGTGGAATTATTTTAGAAGTGTTAATACATACAGAGCAGATATATTTGTTGATTTTACAGCAGTATCTGGAGTTGAAACTTTATTTTCTACTTTAAGAAATACCTATCAAAAATATTCGGCTTATTTAGTTCCTCTTGCTAATGATACTGTGGCTAATACAGTATCTGATAATGTTCCAGCTACAATAAATAATAGAGGTATTTATTGTTATTGGAACTGGGCGTATGTAAGAAATACATATACTAATAGTAAAATATTATTAATACCTATGGGGAGGGTATTTCAAAAGCACGCGGCAATGGTTGATGTTTATAATGGACTTGCTCCAAGTTATATAGATGAAAATGGACACGGAGGACAGCTTGGAAGTGGTATTATTGAAATGGTATATGATCCAAGTGAAGCTGATTTACAGGATTTATGGGGTATTAGAGTTAATCCAATAGTATATGACTATAATTACGGTTTTATAATAGCTGGACAATATACTACTACTACTATTGAATCAGATTATACATATATTGGGCATTCAAGACTAGCAGACTATATGATTTATAATATAGTAAAACAAGCATTACCTTTTCAAATAACTAAATTAAATGATAGCTTTCATAGACAGCAAGTAAAAACAATAACAGAGCTTATTATAAATCCTTTATTGCAAGCACCTTATAATCTTTTAAGAGAAAGTCTTATTATATGTGATGAAACAAATAACGACGATGAAGCTCTTGCTAGGGGAGAATTTATATTAACGGTAAAAGTAAAGTTTACTCCATTTTCAGAATGGATTAAATTATATTTTATAAATGTAGGACAAACAACAACGATAACAGAATCGTAATAAGGATAAACTATGTCGGCAAGTATAAATGCTAGAATTCAAGTTAATACAATAGACCAATCAAGAAGCGTTTTACCTGAAGTTAATAATATTGGAGCTACTGTAATAAGGTCTGAAAAAGGTGGAATAGTACCTATTAGAATACCCAAAGGAAGAGAAGACTTAATTACAAAAATATATGGGTATCCTTCTAGTAGTTACCCTGATATATGGAATTTAATAGAAGCTAATAAATCCTCTTCAATATGGGTATCAGCTCCTTCGTTAAATAGTAGTTATGGGGGTGTATTTGTTACTAAGTTAGGAACAAAACCTTTCCCAGGTAGTATAAGCTCTTATAGTAGTTTAGATTTTACTGATATAGATATTAGTAAAAGTTTTTTTACAGGTAACGGGGTAACAAAAACATTTACAAAAACAATATTAACAGTAGCAGATTATTCGGCTAGTCCTTATACAGCTTTATCATTAGTAATAAAGAAAAACGGGGTTGAAGTTACTAATTATACTATAACTGATAATGGAGCAACAGAAACTATTGACTTTGACGAATTAGGAACAGGTTCTAGTAGTTATACTAAAGCGACGGCATTATTAAGCGTTACGTTTCAAGTAGCTCCTTTAGTTACGGATATATATACAATAGAATATAAAATAAATGTTGCTTCAGATGTATATTTTGCTTTATTTAATAAAAATCCTGAAGTGGATGATAAAAAAGTAAAAGTTGCAATGATAACAGATACATTGACGGATAAATATTTTACAATAGACGCTTATTATACTAATCCTATTGAAGATCAAGATATAGAATTAGAATCTAGTCCTTATACAGTAAGTTTAGACGAAAATAAAAAAGATGGTTATGGAAAAAATATTTATATAGAAAATATATTTGAAGATGATTATTATTTTTATCCTGTTATAAATACAGCTTTAGCCGTTTCTACCTTTGTTGATGATTCAGCTTTAGTTTCGCTAGTAGGTGGGGATAGAGGGGATACTATAACAGGAATGCAGTTAGGTTTAGGATGGGATTATTTTAAAAATGTAAATAAATATAGAGTAGATATATTTGTTGATTTTACAAGTGAAGCGGATGTTTTAGCAAAATTTGTTGACTTAAGAACCACTTATCAAAAATATTCAGCTTATTTATTTCCTTTATCTAATCAAAATGTAGCTGATACAATATCGGATAATATACCTATTACGACTAATAATAGAGGAATATATTTTTATTGGAATTTTTGTTATGTAAGAAATACATATACTAATAGTAAAATATTATTAATACCTATGGGTAGAGTATTTCAAAAGCACGCTGCTATGGTTGATGTATATAATGGTTTAGCTCCGAGTTATATAGATGAAAATGGACACGGTGGGTTATTAGGTAGTGGTATATTACAAACAGTTTACGATCCTAGTGAAGAAGATTTACAAGATTTATGGGACGCAAAAATAAATCCTATTGTATATGATTATAATTATGGGTTTATGATAACGGGGCAATATACTTCTTTAGTAATAGAATCTGATTATAGTTATATAGGACATTCAAGATTAGCCGATTATATGATAAGTAATATTGTTAGTCAGGCATTACCTTTTCAAATAACTAAATTAAATGATAGTTTTCATAGACAACAAGTTAAAACAATAACAGAGCTTATTATAAATCCAATAACTTTACCCCCTTATAACTTATTAAGAGAGTATTTAATAATTTGTGATGAGACTAATAATAGTGATGAAGTATTAGCAAGAAAGGAATTTATATTAACGGTAAAAGTAAAGTTTACTCCATTTTCAGAATGGATTAAATTATATTTTATAAATGTAGGACAAACAACAACGATAACAGAATCGTAATTTTTAATATAATAGGAGTTTAAAAATATGGTAGATAATACGGAATTAATGAATGATGACGCTTTACAAAATGAGTGGGAAGTTATAATAACAGATTTTCCTTTTTTAAGTGATTCAGGAATAGATGCAGTAAGTTTAAGTTTAAGGGTAGTTTCTGTTTCGATACCTGAACAAAGTATAAGTGAGTATGATGTTAATTATAAATCTAGGAAAATTACTAAATTTGGTGGAAAAATTACTACTCCGAATGAATTTAGTTTTACTTTAAGAGTCGATAAAAATTGGAAAGCTTATAACGCTCTTAAAAAATGGCATAATTTTATGGCTAATAATGATTCAGGTTCATTAAGTTCTGATTATCAGTTAGGTGTTTCAACTTATAGACGCGATATAGTAGTAAGAACTATTGATACTTCAGATACGGCTACTGGGGGTTATTGGAAATTTGTAGCTTGCGCTCCGAAAATGGTTCCTAGTGTAGATTTGAATTATGATAGTGGAGACGCTATAATAGTTACTATTAATATGAAATTTATTAAAATGTCAATGTTATAATAGGTTAAAATAAATGGTTGATACCTATTTTATGTCTAATGATAATCAATTAGTTAATATGTGGGAGTTTATCTTTACAGATAACCCATATATTAATTTTCAAGTAAAATCTGTAAATATACCCTTCGATAAATTCATAGTAGAATCTAAAAAAGACGGGTCTAAATTTTATACAGGTAGGGATTTTGTTAGCGAAATATCTTTAGAAATATATGAAATGGCTGATTTAACCACTTATGGTTATTTTAAATTATGGGAAGATTTAATATATAATAAAGAAAAAAAAGTTTTTAGAAGCACAACTATTTTTTCTGATGATAGACTTTTTGTAAAACAGGGTGTATTAACATTATTAAAAAGATTACCCGCTGGAGCTTTTAATCCAAATATGTTTATAAATTTAAAAAACTTAAAATTATTATCTCTTTCCGATTTAGCTTTAAATTATGAAAGTGGCGACGCTTTAACCTATACCGTAACAATGGCTCCAGAATCTATAACGTATGAATTACTTGGAGTTTAAAAATACTCTTTTTTAAAAAATAACTATATTATTAAATTATATCTATTACAAAGGAAGTTTTAAATGGAATTAACTCAAAAAGATTTGTTATATACAAATAATTTATCAAACGATACTATAAAAGTTAAAAAACAAAAAGAGGTTATTGAAAATAAAAATATAGAAATATTAAATAATCTAGATGAAAAAACAGAATATAAAACAGGATACAGGGAAATAAATTTAGATAGCTTAGGTAAATTATCCGCTCCTAGTAAATTAAATTATAGAAATTATCAAATGGATGAACTTATAGATTTAGCTTCTTTAAGAGAGGATAGACAAATAGAGGGATTAGTTAATTGCTTGAATAATATGTGCGGATCTGATTTTGATAATGGAGATTTACATTTTAACGAGCTAATAGAAATTATGATATTTTTATATTCAGCTTGGGGAAGAGAAATAAAATTGTCTTATTTTTTAGTAGACGAAAATAATAATATAATAGATGATAAAGAAAAATATGCCACGATAAATATAAAAGATATTAAAACAAAACCAATAAAAGAAGAGTTTAAAGAACCTATAAATATTGGGGATGAAAATATACAAGTTTCTTTTGTTTTACCCAGATTAAATCATATTATAAAAGCTAAAAGATTTATAAGAGAAAAATATAAAAGTGAAAGACGTAAATTTTCAGATTTGGAAATGGTTTTAGAAGAAAATTCAAGTATAGATGATATAAGTAAAAGAAAACTTATAGACCCTGACTTATATGAAGAGTATGTAAGTTATAGAGAAAAAGCTAATAAAGATGTATATATTATTACCCAAATAATGCTTATTAAAAGTATAAATGGAAAAGATTTAACGGATGAGGAAAGATTAACAAGATATAATGAAATACCCTTAGATTTTTGGGTTAAATATAATTCAATAGCGGAGGAATATTCAGATTTTGGGGTTATATCTAAAATAGAAGTCTTTAACGAATTTAAACAAGTTAAAGAAATACGGAGGTATCAATTTCGACTTAATACCTTATTACCTACCCTGGAGTCGAAAAACAATAAAAGATATAATGTTTCATTTGGCTAGATTTTATAAATGGGATTATAATACTATATTAAAAACAGATAGCTCTGTTTGTAGGGATATGTTTATGAGAGCGGCTCAATACGAAAAAGAGGAAAATAAATCTAAATATCCTAATACTAAAAATAGTTATAAACCCTAAAATTAAAAAATTGTTATTAACTATAATATATATGTTATGTTATAAAAAGAGGTATATATAAATGTCCGATTTTGCGGCGGCTTTACCTACAGGGGTTACTAGAAATAATCAATTTGATTCAACTACTATTTTATCAAGTATAAATGATAATATATTAAAATTAACTGATTTTATGACAGGGGGTAGTAGAAGTAGTAAATCAAATATATCCAATTCTATGGATGAAGACGATATTCAGGTTAGTAATAAAAAACAAAACGAGTTATTAGATAAAATTTCAAAGAATAAAACATTAAGAAAAAGTGGTTTTGAATTTTTATATAAAGGACTACTTGGACCATTTAGACTAATAACAGAACCATTAGAAAAATTAGGGGGGTGGGATTTTGAAAAAAGCATAGCTGATGGCTTAGGTAAAGGGTCTAAAAAACTTTTTGGATTATTTTTTGGTAATAAAAAAGTTCCTCCTAAAAGAAGTCAAATGTTAAAAACTCATCCTGAAGCTGTTTATATGGTAGACGAACTAACGAGTAAATCAAAAAAAGATAAGGGACTGTTAGATAAAATAAATAGTCTATTTGGATTGGGTCCAGGTTTTTTAACAGGGGTAATTCCTGGATTGGTTAAAGGTATAAGTAAAATGGGTCCATTTATTGCTATTGGAGCGGCTATTGGTTTAATGATAAAAGATGGTATAAAAGCTAGTAAATTAGCAGATGAATGGGGAGTAAGTAAAGCTAGTGCAATAGTAGGGGGAGTATTAGGTGGAACTAAAAAAGGGCTTGAGGGTGCTTTTAGTAATATGGGAAAATGGGCTTTATTAGGGGCTGGGGCAGGAACTTTAATAGCTCCTGGATTAGGAACTTTAGTAGGTGGTTTAATTGGAGCGGCTTTCGGGGGTATATTAGGATGGATAGGTGGGGAAAATATAGCTCAAATTGTTGAAAAAATTAGAAACTTTTTTAAAGACCCTGAAAAAGAATTAACAAACGAATACGAAACACAATTAAAGGAATTTAGAGAAAAGCATAAAGATAGTAAAAGAGATGAAAGTGGTAAACTAATTGATGCTGTTGCTAGGGCTCAAGAGGAATCTTTAGAAAATACTACAAAATATCTTAAAGAAGGTGGAGAGACTTTAACAACAAGTTATGGTAAAAAATATGGTTTTTTTGGTAAACTCTGGGGGGCATTTAACGATTGGTATAATGCTCAAGGTAAAAAAATATTAAATAGTATTCCCTCTAAATATCCTTTAGCATATAAATTAGCAAATTCTTGGTATAAAGCGGATGCTGTAATTGGAACATCTTTAGGTGCGGGTTTTGGTATTATAGGGGATTTTTTTGTTATGGGCGCTACCTGGGTTAAAGATAGTGTAATTAAACTAGGGGCAGGAATAGGTAAATTTTTTGGAACTTTAAAAGATAAAGTAAAAGATTTTTTTAAACCAATGACGGATAAAATACAATCATTTATGGATTCAGAAAATAAATGGGAGTGGATAAAGGATGAGTTTAAAGAGTTAGGTAAAAAAATATTTGGTGGTATAATAGATAAAGTAGATTCTTATTTAAAACTAGATGAAAAATGGGAATGGGTAAAAGAAGGTGTGGGTAAATTAGTAAATGGTATTATGGATTTTGTTAATGGTATATTTTCGTTTTTTGAATATGCAGGGGATGTAATAGGTAAAGAGGGGGTATTAGGGGGTTTAGTAGCATTAGGTTCAGATATGGTTAGTGGGTTTAAAGGCTATAAAACTTGGGATATACAAAAAGCAGGTTTAGAAAAAGTGGGTATAAATTATGATGGTAATGTTTTGAAAAAGATGGAGGAGTTAGAAAAACAAAATCCTACTGTAGTTCAGGAATACAAGAATAAGATGATAGATACTACAGTTATGGAGGAATATTTAAAAAAATTAGTAAACGCTGTTACTGCTACCACCCCCTTTAATCCTATTGTACTTACTAATGGTACGGAAATTAGAAATGTATATAGTACAGTAGAACCACCACCATCGAGGGAGTAATTAAAAATGATAGCAAGAACAGGGGATAGAGTAGAAATATATAATGTAAAAGATTCAAAGGTAACAATAGTAAATAAATTTTTATATTTAGATAATGATTTTACAATATCTTTAAGTTCTTCTTTTCAAGAATTAATTCCTAGTGAAGGTCTTGGTATATTTAATCAAATTACGAGCGCTATAAGTTTGGCTACTAAAGGAAAATTTTCTATTAGTACCTCTTATAAGGAATTTGGATTACATGTTTGGCAAAAAACAGACCCTCTATCATTTAATTTTACTGTTTCATTACATAGAATAACAAATTCGTATTTTGATGTATTTTTACCAGCTAAAAAGTTAATGAAAATTCCTTTACCTATTGATATGGGTAATAATAAAGAAGGTATAAGAGGGTTAGGATTACTACCTCCTGGACCTAATACGGTTGAAATTTTAAGTGAGGGTAAATATCTTTCATCAGGGTATCTTTATAAAATAAAAATAGGTCAATTAAGGTTTTATCCTGTTATGATTAAAAAAGTAGAACCGACTTTTTCGTTAGATATAGATGATACAGGGTATCCTGTTAAATGTACTTTATCTATTGATGCTCAAGGTGTATATACGGCAACAACAACAGATATAGACCGAATGGATAATTATATGAATGGGGCTACTATTATTTAATAAAATAAAGGATTATATATAAAATGACAAATAGATATAATAAAATAAAAGAATCAACAATACAAGATACAGAATTTAATGATTACTACCCTGATATAATGACTTTTCCAATAAACAGATTTGAAATAGACAAGAATATAAATTCAAACGTATATTATCTATCTCAGTTTAATATAGATAGATTTGATTTACTACATTATAATATTTATACTGTTCCTTATTTTGATGATATAATATTATGGTTAAATGATGTTTATTATAAAAACGATTTAATTGTAAATCAGGAGTTATTATTTCCTGAATATAAAGACTTGGCTAATTTTTTTATAAAGGATATATAAGATGTCCGTTTATAAAGATAGTTTAGAATTAGTTATTAAAATAGATAATAGAGAATTAGATATTAGTCCTAAATCGTTTTCCTTTTCTATAAGAGATTCAATATATAAATTGTATAGTGAGGGTAGTTTAAAAATATTAGATAGCTCTGGTATAATGCAAGAAATAGGGGTATTTACAGAGGGTTTGGAAGTTGAAATAGATTATGGACTTAAAGATGAAACTATTTTAAAATCTAAATTTGTTATGGTAGACGATGATTTAGAGGTTAGTACAAGTCAAACATATATAGCGGGAACAGTTAATTTAAACTTATTTAATCCCTATTATAATTATCAAAATATATTAAGTAAATCATACCCTAATAAAAGTATAAGTGATATTGTTAGGTTATTAGCAAATAGATATGGTAAATTTAGTAAAACAAATATAGATGGAACAGGTAATATATTAAATTGGTATCAACCTTTAATGACAGATTCAGAGTTTATAAATAAAATATTATTACCTAATGCTTATAGTAAATTATATAGTGATTACCCTTTTTTTTGTTATATAAATAGTAATAATGAATTTAATTTTAAAAATTATAAAAGTTTAATTTCACAACCCCCAATCAAATTAAAGTTTATAAGTGATTCTACTAAAAATCCTGAAAAAAATACAATAACTTATTATAGAAGATTTTCAGAGGGTAATATAAATTTACGAACATTTAAAAATAGGAAAACATATTATCAGGATATAACTAATGGCACATTTACAGAGGAGGAGGATAGTTTTACAGATTATCCTAATATTAGTAATAGAAAAACACAGATATTAAAAACAGATAATATAATAAATTATTATAATTTAGGTAAAAAATTAGTTAGTAAAAATAGAGGATATGAAGATAATATAGAGGGTAGAAAAGTTTTTAGTATGAGAAACGCTATTGGTATTGAAAAGTTTTTAGTTGTTATCCCCTTAAATGTAGAAATATTTGCAGGTAAATTAGTTGAATTAGAAATACCTATGATAAGTAATAAAGGTAATGAAGATTTATCTCAAAGATATTGTGATAAATATTTAGTAGAAAGAGTTGACCATACCTGGGATTGTGGTAGGGAAATAAGTTATACTCAATTAGTTATAAGTCGTAGATATACAAAATATCAAAACGATAATATATATAAAGATAAAGTTTTTTAACTATATTTTAAAATAACAAAAAAGGAGTTTTTTATGAAATTAGTAAGAATTAAAGAAGAGAGTGATAAAGAAGTTGTTAAACAAATTATTAAAAATTTAGGGGATAGTTTTAGTAAAGATAATGAATCTCAAATGAAAGGCGTTCAATTACTAAAAGGTTTAGCTTTATCGGATGAGGATTTAGCAAACGAGTTTATGAAAAAACTAGATACTGCTACTACTGAAATAAGTAAAGAGCTTTTAAAATAAATTATTTTAGGATAAAATAAATGGTTTATAGAGTTGCTAAAGTTATTGATAATAATGATCTAGACAAAGAGGATAAAATAAAAGTAAGAATTTATCCTGAGTTTATAGATATTAAAGATAGTGAATTACCTTGGATATACCCATATAGTAATGGTAAGGATGGGCAAAAAGATGTAGGTAAAAGACA